AGATAGGCCGCCAGCCAGCGTGCGCGCGCCAAGGCTGCCAGACAAGCCGAGAACAGAGCCGGCAGCCGGTACGGCAGATGCAAGGCCTCCGAGAGCACCAATGCCGCCCGCAATCTGCGAGCCGGTCGAAATGATCGGATGATCAGTCTGGAACTGCTGATCCTGTCCGTTCTGCATTGCCAGTGAGTTTTGATAGCGCTCGCCGAAGGTATTGCCCTGAAGCTGGTTCTCTTTCGAAAAAAGCGGATTCAGAACGGGCGCAATAAGCGCGTTCGTGGCTGCGTCAGCCTTATTCAGCGCGCCACCGATTACCGGGACGCCCGTTGCGATCTGCCTGCCGACATTGTTGACGAAACCAGCGACGGGTGCGGCGTACTTAGCGGCTGTGTCGATCGCATTGCCGACTTTCTGACCGAACGACGTATCGGCCGGCGCGGCCCCCTGAGATTTCGCCAAATCCCCGGCTGGGGTTGGCTCGTTCGCGTCAACTCCCCATGCCTTGAGGATGTCCTCCTGCGGCGCGGCTTGCTGCTGTTCATTTGCCGCCGGCTGTTCGGTATCGATGCCCCACGCCTTCAACGGGTCTTGGTGGGCATCAGGCGTGGCCACAGGAGGCACAGGAGCGCGTTCGATGGCCTGCGGAGCCTGAGACTGCGGTGCAGGCTGATCGCCGATCAGCGGCGTGTAATTGCCCTGTTGCTGGCTGAACGGTGGCGGGACGAAGTTGACGGACTGGACCGGCGTGCGCGGGACCGGATTGCCCTCAGCCATGCTGTTGACGGCACCAAGGGCCGCATTCCCTCCGCTACCCCCGCCGGCATAGGCCATCGCATTCTGGAGGCGTACTGGCTCAGTATTGTCGCCATAGCGGATGTATTTCTTGAGGGCGGCATTGGCGCTCTGGACATCATTGGCTCGCAAGAATCCGGCAGCATTTTTAGCTTCCGGCCCCTGCATCTCATGAACGATGAAATCAAGCTGAGCATTGGGGTCCGTGTAATCCTGACCGTTCTGCGCGGCAAAATTCTTCAGATTGGTCAAGCGGCCCTGGCGCCACTGGATAAGACCCTGGGCGCCCTCGCCCGGGTTGACGACGCCGGGACGGAATTCGGACTCCTGCTTCATGTTGCCCACGAGGGCGGCTGCTTGGGCACGGTTGAACCCGCGCGAAAGCAAGCCCTGAAACAGCATGTCTCCAGTCAGCATTCTGCTATTTCCCGCTAGGAGGCGTCACAAGACCGAGCTGCGTGGCCGTCTGCAGCGAGCCGACGAATTTCTGCCGCTCTGCCTGAGAAAGGCCGCTGACATATTTCTTGCGCTGCTCCGGCGACATCATGTCGAAGCCATAGGCAACCGGGTCTTGGCTCGAATTGAATTTTGCCGCCCACTGGTTGTAGGTGTCGGGCTGCTCGCCGGAAGCCTGGAAAGCTCGAACCTTAGCATTCTGCATCCGACGCAACGACATGGCGGTCTTGAGCACATCGACTGAGGCCGCATTCGAAATCCCGACGCTGGGGTTGCCAGCAAAGGCCGCCGCCAGTTTGTCATTGGTATTCGGGCTTCCGGCTTGTGAGGCATATTGCGTCAGGTACTTCTTGGCCTCATCAAAATCCTTGATGTTTTCTGGATCGATGCCAGCCAGCGGCCCAAGGCCCATAGACTGAGCAAATGACTTGATTTCGTTGATCTGCTCTTTGCCGGGGCCAGTGCCGGTCGTGCCAAGTCGGATAAGGGCATCTCTCGCCTTCTGAAGCGGCACGATATCCGCTTGGAAATTCGCCTCCTGGGCCGTATCCGCCGCGAGCTGCTGACCACTCGCCTGTCCCATGGCCTTTCTGGCCTCCAGCGCGCCAGGTGAAGCCCCTGTAACGACGCTGTGCCCTTGCGTTACCGGGACGGGAGCCGGATTATTTTGGTCGTAGGGCTGAAGCTGGTTTACCGGTTGGTTTGGAGCCGTCGCCGGCATTCCTGTGAGCGGGTTCATCCCGGCTTGCTGGGCAATAACACCGGCAGGCGTGACGGTAGGATGTCCGCCTGCATCCGTACCTGGAACGCCACTAAGACGCTCGGCGGGAGAGGTCTGTACTGGGATATCCGCGCCAATGCGACGGATGCCCGTCAACGGGCTGGCCGTGACCGGAACAATCGAGTTGCCATTGTTGATCGTGGTCGGCTCACCATAGATCTTGGAGAACTGGCCGGCCGCGTCCTGGATGCGAGTATTTAGGCTCTGGAGATACTGCGGAATCTGTGCCGGATCGGTCGGCATGTTGGCAATTTCGCTGTTCGCGATATCCGGCGTGATCCAGCCCTGCTGAACGGCTTGCGCGGTGGCCTGTTTCAAGAGACCCGGGCCGGCGTCCGTCGAAATGCGGGGATCTTGCGCAAGCGAGCCAAGGAAGCTCGAAAGCTGGCCGAACTGCTGATGCGCCAGATTGATCTTGTCCTGAGACAGACCAACGCCGGCACGCTGCGCCTCGGTCTGCAAAAGCTGGTTCTGGACGGCAGCATTCTTCAGCGCCTGAACCTGCCCAAGCCCCTCGATGAGCGAATTCTGGTTCGCCCTGGGGTAGATCGACGTATCTACGTTTCCGTCAGCCATCGTCTATCCCTTACCTGTAGAGCCCGTTTTGCAGAGCATTGTATTGGGCATACGAGTTGACACCATTCGTCAGCGCGTTCGCCGCACCCAGATATCCGGCTGCCGTGGCATTGCCGCCCTGGATGGTGTTGTTGCCGATCGACTGTGCCGTCTGCGTGCCATAGGCGCCGGTCTGGGCCGCCGCGTTCTCGCCAAGCTGTGCAATGCCCATCAGGCGATTGTAGGCGTTCGTCTGGTTCGTGTTGGCGTTGTTGAACTGGTTCTGATAGGTTGAATCCGCAAGGCCGGTGGCATAGGAAGCCGCACCCTTCATTGCCGCGCCGGAAACGCCAAGCCCCCTCGCCGCCGCACCGTTCTGGACCGATTTCAAGCCCTGCTGGAGATTGAACTGATAGCCGGGCGTGTTGCGCAGCGTCGCCTCATCCATCGTAATGGGAGCGGTGAGGTTTGGAAGCTGCGATTGAAGCTGGTTCGCGCCGGCCTGACCAAACTTCTGGAAGGGCAGCAGATCATTGCGGGTCTGCTGATACATTGCCATTTGCTGTGCAGATGCGTCCTTGGTCGCACCAGCCTGTGCAGATGCACCAGCAATGGACGCGCCAGCCCCGACGACAGCACTACCTATGATTGCGGTCGCTACGTGCACAACCGACAAGAACATGTCATATGGAGCATCATCAAAACAGCGTGCCATCTTAAGCGCTCCTCGCGCGCGCGAATTCGCCAGCCAATTGCTGAGCTTTCGCGAAATAAGCGGCTTGGGCCGCTTCGGCGGTCGAGAAGTATCCTAGATGATACTTCACGCCGTCTTTTGAGATTTTGGCCTTCCATGGTCGGGCACGGGAAGCGTCGGAAACCTTGTAAATACCCTTGATGCCAACCGCATTGTTTTTATTGGGGCCTTTGTTGAACTGATTCATCTGATTGGTCGCGAGACGCAAATTCTCCCAGGAATTATTACTTCTCACGGTATCTCGGTGATCGACCTGCTCCGCCGGCCACTCGCCAGTCATGTAGTACCAAGCCAAGATGTGGCCCTTGTAGTTTCGGCGCCGGATAACGACGATAAGGTATCCCTCTGCATCAATACATCCAGCAATTTTGCCGCCATACTGAGCATTCCGACTATTCGAGAAGAGGGGTGATACCTTCCATATGAAGACACCGGTATGAGGGCAATAATCGACCATCTGCCGAAGTTCATCGGCTGTGAAATCCGGTTTTCTCGTGAACCACATGGCCTATTCCTTGTCCAAGAATTGCCAGAACATCAGTTCCGTGGCTTTGAAGCCGGCCGCCTCAAGCAATGGTCCCGCATATTTCGCGTGACGAGTCTTGATGCCGATCTGCATGAGGTTGACGCCGCGACGGGCGCATTCCTTCTTCCATGCATCAAACAGGAGTGTGCCGCCATGCAGACCTCTAAGGTCTGGCGTCACATAGAAAATGTCCGTCGTGCAGGTGAGGCAGCCCTGATAATGCATGCCCGGCGCGACAAACGAGACTAGATAGCCGATTAGCGCGCCGCGCTCCCTGAGCGTCACATAGATGACCTGGCCGGCAGCCGCCCGTGCGAGGTAAAGATCAAACTGAGGATCAAGCGGAATGCCTGCCTGCTTGTGTTCCGACAGCTCGTCATAGTGCGACGGCAGGAGCGGCTTTGCCTCGTTTAGCGTCTCGGCATCCAACTCTTCGATATGGGCCGTGATCATCACTCGCACCTCAGATCGACAATGCAGACGATCCTGTCGTCCGAACTGTTGTTCACAACCGAATGCTCAATCCGGTTATTGATGTGCCAGACATCGCCCGAACGGAAATTGACGCTTTCGTCACCGATATGAAAAACCGCACCGGGAAAACTCTGTAGGGCGATCATGTACCGGTCATAGTAGGTAGCTGGCGCCCCGCCATCGACATGCGGCGTGATCGTCTTGCCTGGAGGCAATTTCGTGATGATGACACGGCCGAGGCGCACCGCCTCAACCGTTCGCATCAGGTCGAAAACAATCGGCCGAAGTTGTGGGAGTTTTCCCCATGCAGGGAACGCCTCGCACTCCTTGTCATCGGTTACCGTAGTCGGATCTCCCGTGCGCTCGAATTCCGAGTAGTCATTGAAGCGGATGAGTATGTCGCTCACTTCCGCATGGGCCGTCCCCGGATGTTGCGTCCTGATCGGATGCTGGTCCCACAATTCCGGCTGACGCTGCAAAGCATTCAGAACCGGCGTGACATTCAGGCCGGCGGCAAGCTGCTGAAAATATTTCATAAGGCTCCTAGCCGGGAACGAATGAAAGGGTCGGGGCGACCGAATAGGTCACCGTCACGATGTCCCCGTTCATCACCGGAACAGTTGACCCGGAAACTGGGATCGTTGTGTTTGCACGCGTCAGCGTGACATTGCTGACTGTGCCACCAGAAATCGTCACAGACCCACGCGCTGCCGCCGTATAGGCGAAGGGCGAAGCTGTTAGCGAAATGGGCAGGATCGGCAGAGGAGACCCAACGAGATTGTTGAAGAACCGCAGCCAGACCGGCGTTACGAGAATACCACCCTGCCCTATCGGCTCGGCCGAGGATGGAACGATCGGCGAGCCGTTCTGGGCCTTACCGACCGTCACGACGCCGACTTCCTGATTTCAACCCAAGCCCCATTAAGAGCCGTGCGAACGTCAGCCGACCACGAAAGCTCAAACACCCGGTCGCGCGCCATGCCCAGTTTCCTCCACTGTGGAGAAACCAAATATTGGCCCGTCGCACCCATCGAACGCAGCACCGGGTTGCCATAGGTGGCGCCGCGATTGTCGCTCCAGCGCAGTGAAATCAGCGGCGGATCATCTGGCGTCGTCCCGGTTGATTGGCCGACTTCCATATCGGCCACGAACCGGATGTATTCGACGCGGTTGCTGTCTTCCCCTACTAAATGCGGGAATGTCCTGATCCTCGGGATAGCTGTCGTGCCATCGAAATAGTAATCCTGATCGAAGACGTAGAGCGCGCCGTTCTGGAAATCGCCCACGTGCCCCCTGCCGTACGCAAAGGCGAAAGCGTTTCCGCGATGACGGTTGAGAATGCCATTCCCATCCAGCGAGCCGCGTTCATGCCACTGCTTGGTGGAGAGTTCGTAGGCCCACGTCTTGTTCGCGGTCGGAAATGTCAGGATGTAGAAGGCGTGTCCGTCGATCTGGTGGCAATAACCGATCGCATCGTCAATCTTGGAATAGGACTGGAAATCCTGCTCGATTGCATGGGTAGAGACGCGCTCGACGGCATAGCCGGAACTCATCGCCACGATTGCATTGCCCTGCCGGTCCTGAGTCAGCCAGAACAGCGAAACATCCTGCTGGGAAAGTGAGTACGGCGCGACACAGCCATGATTGATAAAGGCGCCCTGGATGCGCCCGAAAGTGAAATCCGCTGCCCCGGTGTTGGTCCAGATTTCCGAGGTCAACTCGCCGATGAGCCAGAGTTCGCCATGGATGGTCGAAAGACACTGAATATTGTCTGCTGAGCCTGTCTTGCTGGCGATGTCGAGTGGATCGAACGCATACCCGTGGACGAAATCCACCGTGTACACAAACCCGCCGGTGACCAGAGAGACGATCCACGTGAAACCAGAGCCCGTGCCGCCGATAGATGCAGCCGTGGCCGAGAGACTGTCGTTAACGGTGTAGCCCGATCCAGCCGTGGTGATTGTGACCGTTGTTACCACACCGCCAGCAACGACAATGGTTGCCTTGGCACCCGTACCAGTCCCACCAGTCAGGGTGACACCAGTGTAGGTGCCGTTGGTGTATGCAGACCCCGCCGCACCTATCGCGCCCCCCTGGATCGAGCCGGGCGTTCCGGGCGTCGTGGAAGTCAGGGTGAGCGTGTCGTTATTCGCGTAGCCGGAACCAGCGTTGTTGATCGTCGCCACGGTAATGACACCGCCGGCTACGGTCAGGTCTGCTGTGGCTCCTGTTCCCGTCCCGCCAGCAAGAGGGACGTTCGTATAGGTGCCGTTGGTATACCCCGCGCCACCTGAGACGATCGAGCCCTGATAAATCGCCCCGACAGTGCCCGTCAGCATGGCGAAGGTCACCAGCGAGAGCGAGATATAGAACTGAGAGGTCCCGGGGCGGTTCAGGATGAAATAGGTATCGAGATATTCGACGCTCGTGCCGCCGAAGAATGACGGGTCCGTGATCGTGCCGAAGGCCCGCGTTGCCATATCAATGGCGTAACCGGTCGCTGTGCCATCCACGAGGATGATGCAAAGACCGTTGTCAGCGCAGCAGACAGTGTTGGTGCCAAAGGTGATGCTGCCCAAGAGCGTCCAGTTGTAATCGGCTGAGACGAAATAGACCGACGAATTGATGACGGCGTACAGATCGCCATTCGAAGCCCGGTAAAGGGCACGATATCGCCCCACAATCGGCGCCTGCGATACCGGGTTGAGGCCAGGTGTCAGGTAGTGCGTAACCGGGACCGGAGGGGACCCTTCTGCAGGATTTAGCTCTGGGTACAAATTCACGCAGCGTTGCGCGCCTGCGATCAGGTTCCGGGACTGATATGCGCCGCCAAGAAGAGGGATGCGCATCTAACTTCCGCGCCGTCCGTCGCCAGCGAGATAGATGTTTTTCATTCCCTTTCTTACGCGGCTATGCATCGTTGAAGGCGTCACGCCCAATCGATCTGCCACTTCGACCAACGGTATTCTGCCCCACGGGGATTCGAGCATGACCGTATCCCTTCTGTTGCGGCATTGGGTTTGCTGCGTTGCCCATCGGCAATTGCCGGGTTCGTAATTTCCGTTCACGTCAATTCGGTCGAGCGACAGTCCATTTCGCCATCCTCTCGCCATGTCATCCCAGAAATTCCAGAAATCATCCACCCATGGCTGATGGATGCCGATCCCGCGCCCGCCATAAAGATGGAAGTCTTCATTTGTTTCTGACAGGCAACGACTCTTCATTGAAGCCCACGAATGGTAGATCGGGTGAAGTGACATCGCATGCTTGGTCATAGTCTCCGATGCCCGCTCTTTTTGCAGACAGCCACAAGACCTACTTGACCCATTCCTCAGATTTCCAGCAGACACCGAGCGCTCTTTCCCGCAAGAGCATCGACAGATCCAATGCTGTAGATTTTTTCTTTTTTCTCCGATGTGCAGAACCGTCCACCGAGAAAACTCGCGACCTGTCAAGTCCTCAATTCGCGAACTCATTGGCCTGTGACCTCAAATCCGTTTCAGATATTTATAATCTACCTGAAACAGTAGTAAATGTCACGAGCTCGTGTCGGAGAATACATTGTAGATGTTGCCGCGCACCAGATCACTCGGCATCTGAAGCAGCGGGATCTGCGCGTTGGTGTTCTTGATCGTGTTGAGCGCCACCTTTGCCAAGGCAATCAGCCCAGCATCAGGACCGAGCTGATAGGCCACACGAAGCCGAACCGCCAGATTGAGCCGGATGCACTCCTCATATTCGGGGGGAAGAACGAATGCCGTATCGAGCGTCGGGAAACTCTGAAGTGCTGGCTTGACCGACAGGTGCATCTCATAGGTGCTGTTAGGTAGCGGCCAGATGAAGATGTTCCCAAGTGGGAAATCGGAATCGTAGAAAACGTAGGCTGGAACCGAAGCCATCGTCTTCAGCACGATCTGGTTGTAGTCTTCTCGGGATTGGAGGATTGCCAGGGGATAATCGACATTGTTGCCAGGCAAGCCTGCAAGCTGACGAAAATAACCTGCCTCAATCCGGTCGGGGCGATTGACGCTAATATCACCGCCTGGGCCGATGCTGTAGGAAAGCGCACCTGTGCCCGTGAAAACAATATCGATCAGATGGTAGACGAGCCAGCGACGACGCGACCACTGCGCGATCATCGCGTTGAGACGAGACAGGGCCTTGTTCGTATCCTCAGCCAAAGGCGTCTGGCCAACACCGATAATGCCGGCGTCGTCCATGGCTCCGGTGATGAGGTCCAGCGCTGTGGTCATGGATTTTTCCGAGG